ACAACCGACGTCTTCTGAGTCTGCAATCATCAAAAGGCAGTGGTGGCAGGACTGGGAGAAGGAGAAGATACCGTCTCTCAGTTACATTATTCAGTCTTACGACACCGCGTTCTCCAAAAAGCAAAGCGCCGACTACTCGGCCATTACAACGTGGGGAATATTCAAACCTTCTGAGGGAGGACCAGACAATGTTGTTCTGTTGGATGCCCGCCGTGGGCGTTGGAACTTCCCTGAGTTGAAAGAAATTGCGTATGAAGAGCATGAGTATTGGGAACCTGATATGGTACTGGTGGAGGCCAAAGCTACTGGTACACCTTTGATTGATGAGCTCCGTCTTCGAGGTATTCCAGCATTGGGCTTTTCTCCAGGCAAAGGAACTGATAAGGTAAGTCGTATGCACATGGTTGCTCCGTTGTTCGAAGCTGGTATGGTGTGGGCACCAATGCATGAAAAGTTTGCGGATGAAGTTATTGAGGAAGTAGTTTCATTTCCTAATGGCGAGAACGATGACTTTTGTGATAGTATGACGTTAGCACTTATGCGCTTTAGGCAGGGAGGGTTCATCTCCCTAGTCGGCGAAGAGGAAGACGAACTAGAATGGAGGCCCCGTAAACGGGAGTATTATTGATGGCATTACCACCTAACATGGTCGCACCAGGCTTAGACCTAGCCGACACCGCAGGGCTCCCCGATGTAGAAATACCCATTGATGTACCGATGGAGTTTCCGAATGGGGCCGAAGTTATTGAGGATGGAGAAGGCGGAGCGATTGTTCAAGCTTTAATGGCTGGGCAGGGCGATCTACCTTCGCAAGAAGAATTAATTCCGTTTGACGCTAACCTATCCGAGTTTCTGGATGATGGAACTCTAGGGGAGCTATCTAGCGAACTGCGTGGTTTATACGACGAGGACCTAGAATCACGATCCGAGTGGGAAGATGCATACGTTAATGGATTAGACCTTCTAGGTATTAAGACTGAGGACCGATCAACACCATTCCAAGGTGCTTCTGGTATTACGCACCCGTTAGTTGCGGAGAGTGTAACTCAGTTCCAAGCGCAGGCATATAAAGAGCTACTGCCATCCGGTGGCCCAGTTAAGACTGGCGTATTGGGGGCAACTAGCCCAGAGCGCGAGGCACAGGCTACGCGCGTACAGAACTTTATGAACTACCAGATCACGGAGATCATGGAAGAGTACGATCCAGATATGGACCAGCTTCTGTATTATCTCCCGTTAAGCGGGTCTACGTTCAAGAAGGTATACTTCGATCCTACCAAACAACGGGCAGTATCTAAGTTTATTCCGGCGCAGGACTTGGTTGTACCTTACTCTGCCAGTGATTTAATGACGGCTAACCGTGTGACACATGTGTTGCGTATGGACGAGAACGAAGTCCGTAAGATGCAGGTTGCTGGTGTTTACCGTGACGTAGAGTTGCAGGCTTCGAGCGACAACGAAGAAGATGCCGTAGAGCAGAAGGTCAACGAGCTACAGGGCTTATCCAAGAACTACAGCGACGATGTAATGACCATCCTCGAGATGCATGCTGATCTGGACATCGAAGGCTTTGAGGATATGGATGAGGCAACGGGCGAGCCTACTGGCATTCGTCTTCCTTACATCGTTACCCTTGACCAAAGCTCTGGGCGCATACTTTCCATTCGTCGCAACTATGACATGGAAGATCCGTTGCAGCGCAAACGGCAGTTCTTTGTGCACTACAAGTTTACCCCAGGATTGGGCTTTTACGGCTTTGGTCTAATCCATATGATTGGCGGTCTCGGGAGAGCCGCTACCAGCATCCTACGACAGCTTATCGACGCTGGAACCCTAGCCAACCTCCCTGCCGGTTTTAAGGCCCGTGGAGTGCGTGTACGCAACTCTGACGAGCCACTACAACCTGGAGAGTGGAGGGACATCGACGCCCCTGGAGGAAGCATTAAGGACTCTATTGTTCCGCTTCCGTACAAGGAGCCGTCAGCTACTCTGGCCCAAATGCTTGGTGGGCTGGTTAGTGATGGGCGCAGGTTCACTGCATTAGCCGATCAGCAGATGTCCGATATGAATCAAGAAACGCCTGTAGGAACTACGGTTGCTATGCTAGAGCGTGGGACAAAGGTTATGTCCGCGATTCACAAACGCCTGCACTACGCGCAGAAGTCTGAGTTCAGGCTTCTAGCTCGTATCTTCGCTGAAAACCTACCTCCTGAGTATCCTTATGAGGTTGCAGGCGCTCCTGCTGCGGTTAAGACGCAAGACTTTGATGGTCGGATCGACGTCCTCCCCGTCTCTGATCCGAACATCTTTTCGATGGCACAGCGTGTGACTCTGGCTCAGACTCAACTTCAACTGGCCCAGTCGAACCCGCAAATGCATAACTTACATGCAGCCTATCGGCGGATGTATTTAGCATTAGAGGTGCAGAACATTGACGAGATCCTGCCACCGCCCCCACCACCGCCTCCTCCACAGGACCCAGCGGTAGAGAACGGTGCAATGCTTAACGGTCAATCGCCCGCGCCCGCTCCACAACAGGACCATGAAGCTCACATTCAAGCGCACCTGGCGTTGCTTGAGTTCTCGGTTCTTCAGGATGCACCGGCTGTATTGGCGGTATTGTTTAGTCATATCTTCCAGCATGTCAGCATGAAAGCGCGTGAAATGGTTGATGAAGAGTTAAAGGCCCTAAACGAAGAGGCTATCGAGGGGCAGCAGTCGCAGCAACAACAACAGCAACAGCTTCAACTTCTAGTGCAAACTGGGGCAATTGACCCTGCAAGTGCGCAACAGATGGCGATGGAGCAACAGCAGCAGCAGGCTCCGCCTCCTCCACAGTTCGAACCTGATCAGATTGAAGCACGGGTTGCTCAGATCGAGGCTGAACTTCTTAAAGAAATCGCACCGTTGATGACCTACAAAGGCGCAGACGCGGAAGATAAAGACCCTCTAGTTGACATTCGGATGCAGGAACTTTCCATTAAAGAAATGGAAGCTCAGCATAAGTTGGCGATTGATCAAGCTAAATTAGAACTTGAAGGCATGAAGATTGAGCAACGTGCCGTCACTGATTCAGCTAGGCTAGAGCTTCAGGAGCAGATCGCAGACGAGCGTAGTGATGTTAATCGCGAACGCATCGACGTTCAGCGGCAAGCGTCAGAACAGAGGAACGCTACTTAAAACGGGGAATAACTAAAAACACCAAGGGCCCCTTAAAGTTATGTTAGATCCTGTTTCAGCAATCGCTTTGGCGACTAGCGCCTACAAAGGCATAAAGAAAGCATGTGAAGTCGGTAAGGAGATTAGTAGCTTTACTGGCGCTATCTCTCAGTTTGCCAAGGCTTCAAGCGACATAGACTTCCTTGAGAAGAAGTCACAAAAGCCATCGCTTTATCATAAGTTGTTTTCCAATACCGAGGCTACGGCTCTCGACATTTGGTCTGCCAAAAAGAAATTAGAGCAACACAGAACCGAATTAAAAAACCATATCTCTTGGACGTATGGGCCTTCGGCTTGGAAAGAAATTGTTAGAATAGAGGCCGAACAACGCAAGCGTCAAAGAGCTCTAGTATACGAACGGCAAGAGTTTATAGACAATTGTATTAACGCAGTAATCATAACTGTAATTACTATCATCGGCCTTGGAATAGCGGGTGTTGTGGTTTATTTTGTAGGGAAGTCTCAAGGCAAGTGGTGATGATACAAAGAGGTAAAAAATACGTTGTATATGACAAACACGAAAAGGTTGTTATAATAACTATAGATAGAAACATTGCAACGCAGTACGCGAGGAGACAAAATGACAGATTTTGATAAAGCAGATCTTGATTCCAATGGCTCCATCGATCGTGCAGAGTTCCGAACTATGTGGAATAAACTTGAACTTGAGGATCGCAAACTTGAAATTGCGGACCAAGATTTAAAACGCAACGCAGAGCGCAGGTTTACAGGATTGGCTTTGATGGGGATGTTAGTCTACCCGTTCATTATTCTGTTGGCTTCTGTATTGGGATTTGACAAAGCGGCCTCACTTATTACAGATATAGCTAGTGTATATGTAATTGCGGCAAGTGGTGTCGTGGCGGCGTTTATGGGCTTCAACGCCTATTCCGCTAAATCTGAAAACAAAAAGACTTCTATATCGTATGACAAAGAACAGGGATGAACATGGAATTAATACCGAGGAGTTTTCCAAACATTGGTGTAGTAGAGGCAAAGCTACCCGAAGATGTAACAAAAGATATATGGAAGGCTATCAAGAAGGCTAGAAAAAACCCAGATAACATGAAGGACGAGCTTGCGGGTAACATTAGCTCCTCTATTCGTCTGGACGCTGACTCGCCCCAACTTGCGGAGTTTATAAATACAATACTTCCTGAGTTTATTAAAAGCCACATTGAGTCCTATGGCGCTCCTTGGCGGGCAGTTATGAAGGAGGGTGAGGGTTTTAACTTAGAAAGCCTCTGGGTAAACTTCCAGAAGAAGCATGAGTTTAATCCCCCTCACGATCACAGCGGAGTGTTCTCGTTTGTTATATGGATGCAGATACCTACGTCCTATGCAGAGCAGAAGAAACTTCCTGTATGCGCTGAGTCAAATGCAGATAACCACATATCTAACTTTGCGTTTAGCTATACCAATACGATGGGCAGGGTATCGACCTTTGCGTACAACATGGAGAAAGAAGCTGAAGGCTACATGGTCATGTTCCCCTCGCAGATGCTCCACCAAGTCTTTCCGTTTTATGAGAGTGACGGAGAAAGAATATCAATCTCAGGAAACGTAGACATAAGGGAGTTAGGTAATGTCTGAGAAAAAGATTAAAAAAGTTATAAAGGGTTTAAAGAAAGCATCCAAGCTACATGCTGGTCAAGCTAAGACATTAACGACAGTGTTGAAGAAAAAGAAGAAATGAGTTTAATTGCTTCTTTAATTGGGCCTGTATCGGGGATCTTAGACAAGGTAATCCCTGACTCTGACATGAAAGCCAAGCTGGCCCATGAGATAGCGACCATGTCCGATACCCATGCCCAGCAGGCGTTGCTTGCTCAGTTGGAGATCAACAAGGCTGAAGCGGCGTCCGGTAGCTTGTTCAAGGGCGGCTGGCGACCTTTCGTGGGGTGGATCTGTGGATTTGCTTTACTGTACCACTTCATCCTCTGCCCACTAATTATATTTGTAGTGACACTTTCTGGTGCAGCAATACCACCATTGCCTGAGTTTGACATGGGTAGCCTTATGACAGTGCTGTTGGGTATGCTCGGCATTGGCGGATTGAGGACATTCGAGAAACAAAAAGGGCTAACGAAGTAGTGTGGGTGCTGGTTTGGATGCAGTTAATCTCGGGGCAACCCGTAGAGTATTTCCAACTAGCGGTGTACGGAAGTAATGTTGAATGCGAAAAGAATAGAAAACACGCAGAGATTATGGTAACACACAACGGAATCGCCGTTGCTTGCTTGGAGGTTAAGGTATGAAGATGTTTGTAAACTTATACTATAGGATCAAATACAAACTAACGGGTGTGCTATATCACAAAAGCACTAATGTTAATGTTACAGGCGTTACGGGAAGTGTACTGGGTAAAAGTTCCAAGAAAAAAGGAAAAAAGAAATGACCTTTAAACTATCAGCACGAAGCCTAGACAGGCTTATCGGTGTAGACGAACGACTTGTTTCTGTAGTAAAATCTGCAATCCACCATACAAAAATAGATTTTGGTGTGATCTGTGGGATGCGAACCCACAAAGAACAAGAAGACCTTGTGGCAAAGGGCGCGTCACAGACGATGAAATCTAAACACCTTGATGGACTTGCCGTGGATCTTATGGCATATATTGGCTCAAGGTCGTCCTGGGAATTAAATCTTTATGACGATATTGCCGCTGCTATGGCTGAAGCGGCTCGCGAAATTGATGTGCCCCTTCGTTGGGGTGCTGCTTGGACTGTGCCAAATATCGCACATTATCGAGGCGGCACGATGGAAGATGCAATGAACGAGTACATTGATGAGCGTAGAATGCAAAAACGCAGACCGTTTATAGACGGACCACACTTTGAACTTATGATTTAGGAGAGTACGATGAAGAAGAAGAAGAAAAAGGGTATGGCAATGGGCGGCAAGATCAAAGCCAAGGGTATGGCAATGGGCGGCGCTGTGATGCCAATGGGCAAAGACCCTCAAACTGGTAAGCAGGTTCCTAAGTTCGCCATGGATGGCGTAGGCAAGATGGCTAAAGGTGGCCGCGTCAAATCCAAAGGTATGGCAATGGGCGGCAAGGTCAAAGCCAAAGGTATGGCAATGGGCGGCAAGGTCAAAGCCAAAGGTATGGCAATGGGCGGCAAGGTCAAAGCCAAGGGTATGGCAATGGGCGGCAAGGTCAAATCCAAAGGTATGGCAATGGGTGGTAAGATTAAATCCAAAGGTTACGCATTGGGTGGCGCGATTAAATCCAAAGGCGCGGCAATGGGCGGCGCAGGCTTCGGCGCGGCTCGTTCTTCAGGAAAAGCGATAGTCACCTATTAATGGCCTTTCTACAAAGTAACATCCCGCACTTTAAGTGCTGGGTGCGGCGTGAGTACACACACAACCATACTGCGTACCACGGAGAGTTTTTACATGCGATGGCGATTGGCGTCACCACCATGCCGAACAGATGCCTGAGTTTTCAGGTGATTTTCACTGGCTGCGAAGCGGATATTGAGGGCGTACCTAATGTCCACGGCGGAGCAATGTGGGCAAGAATGCCCATTACAGCGTTAGTAGGGGACACTCCGTTTGACGAGTGGCCCGAGCCTATGCCTGTTCACGCAGCGCAACCTTGGGACTGCTCGTCCCGTACACACGCTGTGTACCAGATGGACAGAACTACACCTTGCCCTTGGATGGCGAAGGTGGAGAGCGAGTTCTATCCGGCGAAGTATATGTTTACTGTGGATTACACTGACAGCGAAATTGCGGATGACCCTGCGCAGCATAAGCAGAGTCACGTTTTAGAGCTGCTCGATGCTGGCCCATACACTGGAAACATCGTTGCTTTGCCTAACAACAGGGTAAGAGTTACGCACCCAGCTTGGTTTGAAACTGGAGAAGGTGCGCCAGACTTTAGGCCGTCTCAACACATTCACTATTCTAAGTCAGATTTGGACTATACGCTGGATGTTAATCGGGTGTTTGATAACTTGTACCACGACAGCTCTGAAGAGGATAAACTTTAATGGACCTTGTGGACTTCTCGACATACATGTATAAGCTACTACGAGAGCGCGAACAAGATATTGCAAGTTCTCTCGCACATGATGCTGCCAAAGACTGGGAGCATTACAAACTCATGGTAGGTGAGATACGGGGCCTGACCTACGCCCGTGAGGAAATAAAAGCCCTGCTGGAGAGAAACGCAGACGATGTCGAAGACCTTATATCTTCCTGATCACGTTGCGCAGAAAATGAACAAGGACAAAGAGAAGGCTCCGGCTGACTCGTCCGATGTGAATAGCGCATATGTGGACGCCACCGAGAAGGTGTTAGACCCTTCTCTACTAGAGAAACCCCTTTTGGAACGACTACCGCAGCCCACGGGCTGGCGCTTGTTGGTGATGCCTTATCAAGGTGCAACCAAGACGCAGGGTGGTTTACATATCCCAGATGAGATTCGAGCTCGTGAGGCTGTAGCTACTGTTGTGGCTTACGTTCTCAAGATCGGGCCTTTGGCATACAAAGACCCAGGCAAGTTTGGACAGGATGCAGAACCTTGGTGCGAAGAAGGCCAATGGGTTTGTATCGGTAGATATTCGGGATCACGTTTCAAGATTGACGGTGGAGAAGTTCGCATCATTAACGATGACGAAGTTATCGCTACTATTCTTGAACCTGATGACATTAAGCAGGTCTAGGAGAAAACTATGTCTCAAGAAAATGAAGAAGTCATTGAAGACGAAGATGAGGGAGTAGAAGTAGAGGTAGAAGTAAAGGCGGAAGCTGGAACTGAAATCGAAATCGAAGCTGAACCTTCCGATTCAAAAGAAGAAAAGGCGTCTGGCTCAGAAGATGAGTTGGATAGCTACAGTAACAAAGTTCAAACCCGCATTAAAAAGCTGACCGAGAAATACCGTAAAGAAGAACGGGATCGGGAAGAAGCGGTGCGAATGGCACAACAACTGTTGAATGAGAACCAAAACCTTAAAAGCCGCATGCAGAATTTAGACAAGGGCTACCTTGCAGAATACGGCACACGGCTTGAAACTCAGGTTGCTTCAGCTAAAAAGTTGTACCGTGAGGCCCACGACAGCGGTGACACCGATAAAATG